GCCTTCAAGACTGCCTGTGGGTCAAAGCCAACTTGAACAAGTTGAGCAATGATTTCAGCGCGAAGTTTCATTCCAACTTCAGGAGCATCAGCAGCATCAATGTTCTGCAATGGCACACGATGTTGGTCGCCTGCTTCGCCTAGTGGTGATAAATCTTCAACTGCGCGAACATCATTTAGTGAAAGGAATCCTTCGCGAAGTCCTTTTGTGTAAGCGTCATAGCGTTCAATTGTTGTGCCACGAAGCAAGGCATCAAGATTAAACTTGATAAAGCCATCTGGCTCTGGAAGTAATGGTGAGAGTGCTTGTTCAATTCGCTCTAAGAGTGGGCGAAGTGAATGCTGCACGAACGATAAGTTCTGCGCTTCAACCGATGCAAATGACATCGCACCAGCAACAGGGTGGCCCAGTAGCGAGACAGGTACGCGGAAAAGGCGGGCTATTTCCTCAACCCCGAAGCGTCTGACTTCAAGCAACTGGGCATCGGCGGCGTTTAGTGTGAGCGGCTTGAAAGACGCTCCACCAGTTAACACGCCGATTTTGCCCGCTCTATATGGGCCAGTGTGTGTGATATTCCAATCGCGAGCAAGGTCTGACACCTGCTCTTCTGTCATATCACCTGGCGCTTCAATAACGCCACCAGGATTGGCAGCATTGCCGAAATATGAAGCAGCATAAACTTCAGCAGCCATTGCAGAACCAAGAGTTACACGGGCTGCACCAATTGGACCAAGACCTAGAAGTTGCCCAGGAAGTCTAAATAGCGGGATGTGAACAATTTGGTTTGCGTCAAGATTAAATGAGAAGTTGCCAACAGCATCGCGAACACGATAACGAACAGGCTCACCTGGTATTGGACGCTCAACTAAAACATCGCGTGGATTCAAGCAATATAGTTCAACAACATCGCCTAATTCATCCATCACCTTCAAGATGAAGGCATTGCCTTCTAGGTTTAGTGAAGCAATGATTTGCTCATAAAATTCAAGGCGTGTTGTCTCTGGGTTTGGATTATTTACCCAAGTTGGAACTTCGCCATAAACAGCAGCGTATGAAATACGGTTGCGACCACGGCGAACATAAGCGCCAAGTGGTAGCGACGAAATCGTATCGCCAAGCAAACGAACGCAGGCATATACGGTTGACATACGAATTGCAGTTTCAGAATTAACATCAACGCCTGCTGGCGATGCGTATGCTGGTCTGCCTGGAATCAGTGGTTCAACAAACTGATTCTGCGCACGCTTTTCACCTGCTGCGCGAAGTCTTTTAGATAGACTCATTGCCTGCCTTTTCTGTTCTTAATTGATACCAACCGCTATCCCAAAGGGTGAGCAGTTTGTGGAAGTAATCTTCGTACTCTTTGGCGATAACATCTAGCGCATATCGGCCAACAGAATGTTCTCTGATTTTCTTTCTATCTAGTGTTTTAACTTTTTCGGCTGCATCCATAAACTCTTGCAGCGTTCTGCAACGGTAGCCTGTTAGACCGTTAATATTGTTTTCAGTAAATGCTCCCCAATCGGTTGTGATTGTTGGAGTGCCACAGGCTTGGGCTTCAATAACTACATTTCCAAATGGTTCAATGTAGAGAGTTGGGGCAAAAGTTGCGATTGCCCCGCCCATAAGTTCTGCCCGCTGCTCTGGCCCTACTGAGCCAACAAATTCGCCATAGCCTTTTTGCTCGCCAGGTCCTGCCAAGATAAGTCTCTTGCCTAAGCGCTGGCAAACTTCTTGCGCAATCTTGAATCCTTTGCGCTCAATTAAGCGACCAATGAACAGGTAATAATCACCGTCACCTTTGCCAAGTGGGAACATCTCTGGTTCTAAATAACCAGGAATCACTGTGTCAAAGAATTGACCATCAACTGTGGTCGGATTCTTCCATCCTGCATAGATGGAGTGCATCCAAGCGTAGGATTCAAAGACTCGATACTTGCTAAAGACCCCGCCATAGCCAACGCCAAACTCCACAGATATGTGGTTGGGGTAAGCATCGGCAATTGGCTTATGTGCGCTCCCACCAATTAGGCAGATGAAATCTTGCGCTTGCAAGTGGCTCTGCATCAGCCTAATCACATTGGCGTTAAAGATTTGCCAGTGCAGAGCGTTGGTATCGAAACTTGCCTGTGTGTAGTGGCTGTTGCCTACTGCCTCGGCACGGCGCTCTTCTGGAATACAGGTGATGAGTTTGGTGACTGGCGCTTCTACTTGCTCGCCAGCATAAAGATAAACTTCGTGACCTAAACTGGTCATCATTATGCAAAAGCGCCTTACCTTTTCGGTGAAGGCGCATCCTGCGAACTCTTTTGTGACCTGCGTATGTGGCAGGCTTACAACGTGAAATCTCATTACATCCCCCGATGTTTAAGATTGCTTAAATTAATTAAGTTCTATTTCATCCCAAGATAGTGTTTCTTCGTTCCAAGAATAACGCTTGCCATCAGTAGGCATTGCAACGGGAGCGTTCCATAGATAAGTTGCCTCATCTTTTGTCCAAGAAGGATATGGCTGTGGAGCAAAGAAGCCTGTTCCATCCCAGTTGTATCCAATACCAGCATAGTTCTTATGTAAGGCAGTTCCACCATCACGGGAATTAACTCCACCGTGTGTGTTATAGGAGGTCTGTATCCACTCTCCACCTAGATTTGCCTGACACCACTCTTTAGAATCGGCAACAATAACTTGTGTTACGACTCCGTTTTCAACCTTTGCATAATGAGCCATTATTATTCCTTTTCTTCTCCGTAGAGAACTGCTGAGTTTAGTAGTTTGACATCACGCTTTGTGACTATTCCGCCTTTTTCATCAAGTTGATTCTTGGCAGTAGTTTCATTATCAGCAATGATGTGAACTAGCATTGTTACTTCATAACTAAAGCATTGAGTTTGTTTATTCTCTTTAATCTTGCTTACATTGTTTTTCATAAAACTCCCCTGTTAGATTGCATAGCGAACGATTACTATACCACTGCCGCCTGCGCCGCCTAACTTTCCAGCACCGCCGCCTTGATATGCGCCACCACCACCACCACCTGTATTAACAGTTCCAGAAACGCCGTTGCCAGTTGTGCCACCAGCGCCACCGCCACCAGTTCCACCTGCAAATCCATTACCACCGCCACCGCCACCAGCATAAGTTACAGATGAACCTGAAATTGCAACAGCAACGCCATCGCCACCTTCTCTTGCGCTATCTGTTCCGCCTGCTTCGCCAGCGCCACCTCCGCCGCCTGCTGCGCCATTAAAACCTTGATTAGCCGTTCCAGTTCCACCACCATTTGCCGCATAACCACCGCCACCAGAACCGCCATTGCGACCAGTTCCAGGAACATAACCACCACCGCCACCACCTGTGGAAGTGATTGTAGAAAATACAGAGTTATTACCATCTCCACCAAATTGTTGCCCCGCATAGTAATCACCTGCTGCCCCGCCTGCACCGACTGTTGCAGTGTATGCAGTTCCTGCTGTTAAAGATAAAGCAGTTTCAAGGCTTCCACCACCACCTGTTGCGGTAACAGTAGAGCGTAATCCTCCAGCACCTCCACCACCACTTGAAGTTGCAGACCCATCAACATTGCCACCACCACCTGCGCCACCTGCTACAACTAAGTAATCAACAGTTAAGTTTTGATAAGGAACAAAGGTTCCTGAAGTTGTAAATGTGTGAACCCAATGAGTTGCAGTCTTTGTAATAGTTCCGCCACTTGCTTTGGCTACGGAGTATTTGACTATGACGATACCGCTACCACCTGAGCCTGGTGTATATCCTGCTCCTGCTCTTGCACCACCGCCACCGCCGCCTGTATTTACGGTTCCAGAAACACCATTGTTATTTACAGTAGCACCTGCACCGCCACCACCTGAGCCGCCAGCACCGCCAGTTCCTCCAGAGTTTCCAGAAGAAGAACCACCGCCACCGCCTGCATAGGTAGTAGAAGTTCCTGAAATTGCTGTGGCTACACCTGCTCCACCAGCGCCACCTTTATTAGAGGCATTACTATCTCCAGCGCCACCAACAGCACCAGCACCACCACCTCCACCAGCAGGAACTGTGCTACCACTTGCAGAAGCCCCACCTGCATAACCTTGATTGGCCGTGCCAGCACCTCCTGCTAATGCGTCATTACCGCCACCGCCACCGCCAGAACCACCAGATGCACCAGTGCCTCCACCATAACCACCACCAGTAGATGTAATAGTTGAAAAAACCGAATTTGAACCATTTGTAGGTGATGAACCACCAGTTCCACCAGCACCGATAGTAACTGTATAAGCCTGAGCAGTTAAAGATAATGATGATTCTAAAGAACCACCACCACCTGTTGCGGTTACTGTGCTTCGTAATCCTCCAGCACCGCCACCTCCGCCACCAGAACCGCTATTACCAGTTCCAGCACCACCTCCCCCTGCAACTACTAGATAGTCAGCATAGAAGGATTGTGTTGGAGTAAATGTTCCAGAAGAATTAAATGTGTGAATAAAGTAATAACCACTAAATGTAATATCTCCACCTGTTGCTAAAGCAGAACCAGTATAGAAATCACCTGAAGAATTAAAGGTGTGGATTGTATTACCACCTGATGTGGTTACTGTTCCGCCGTAGGCTTTTTGCACTGTGCCTGAGTAACGGGCAATGACTACGCCTGAGCCGCCTGCTCCACCATTGCCGCGAGTGCCGCCAGTAATTCCGCCAGCACCAGCGCCACCACCAGTATTAGCACTTCCATTTGCACCTGCGGTTGAACTTGCAGTACCAGCGCCACCACCGCCTGCGCCACCTGTGCCACCCGAGCCACTAAATGCTCCACCACCGCCACCACCTGCGTAAGTTACAGATGAGCCCGTAATTGATACGGCCACACCTGTAGCGCCGTTACCACCAGCCGTACTAGAGCCAGCGCCACCTATTGCGCCAGCGCCACCACCGCCGCCACCACCGTAAGCGCCGCTAGTTTGAAATGGGTTTCCACCTGCATAGCCTTGATTTGCTGTACCAGTACCACCATTACCACCACCATTACCAGCACCACCACCGCCACCAGAGCCACCATTTCTATTTGCTCCTTCTGCTGTATCGGCTGAACCACCGCCGCCACCACCAGTTGATGTGATAGTTGAAAAAACTGAATTACTACCTTGAAAACCATCGCGAGTGCCATCCGTATTGCCTGCTCCACCTGCCCCAACAGTTACTGTGTATGTTGTACCTGTATTTAAAGAAAGTGCAGATTCTAAACTTCCACCGCCACCTGTTGCAGTTACAGTTGAACGCAAACCTCCTGCGCCACCGCCACCGCCTAAGCGGCCACCGCCTCCACCGCCAGCAACAACAAGGTAGTCAACAGTAAGAGTTGTTGGAGCAAGGTTTCCTGAAATGGCTGAAGCAAGAATCCCGATGATTGGCATTAGGCGATGTCACCTACGACTAAAAATGTATTTGATGCAGTGCAGATAATAGATGCCGAAGATTTATTCATTCGTAACTTTGGCGCAGTTGTCGTTGCACCTGTTGACTCGATTGTGACTCCTGCTCCCTGCGCTAGTGTTACTTGACCTGCACCAATCTGCACTATATTTATTACATCGTTGGCACTAAAGACCGATGGTGGAACTGTCAAAGTAATCGGTGAAGCGTTGTTTAAGGTAACAAGGTCATTGAGGTCACCAGCGACAAGTGTGTATGTGGTGCCAGTTTGGGCATTGATTGCTGCAATGCCACCACCAGCAGGTCCTGTTGAACCTGTTGAACCTGAAGGACCTGTAGGGCCTGTAGGACCTACTGTGTTTGGATTTGGTGTAATTCCAACTGACATTATGCTATCTCGCTTCCGAATACTGAGAACGAAGTCGTGCCGTTCGTCGAATAGATGGTTACAACATCGGTAGCATCAACTGTGACGCCACCAGTGTATGTAAATGTTGCTCCTGCTGCTAGACTTAAATTGTAAATAATGTAATGTTGATTTGCTAATGAGGCTCCATTTGGGCGCACCGCAACTCTAATTGTATCTGCATTGCTTGCGTGAGTGTTCACTGCATTTATTGTTGAAATGACTGCTTCAGTGACAGAAGGAACTGTATAAACATCAATTGCCGTTGCCGCCGCTGGCGCAGATTGTCCTAGTACTTTGTAAGTTGTTGCCATTTACATTCCACCTAACATTAGTATTCCTGGTAAAGCATTTGCATCTGACCCGCTTGCACCAGCAGGTCCAGTGCCACCCGTCGCGCCTGTCGCGCCTGTAACTCCAGTCGGTCCAGTTGCACCAGCAGGTCCTGTAGCACCTGTCGGTCCTTCAACTCCAGTTGGTCCTGTGGCACCTACAGCGCCAGCAGCACCGCTAGGTCCTGTTGCGCCAGTTGCACCTACAGCGCCAGCAGCACCGCTAGGCCCTGTGGCACCAACTGCTCCGCTAGGTCCTGTTGCACCGATTGGTCCTGTGGCACCTGTATCGCCTTGAACTCCTTGAGTTCCTTGTGGTCCAGTA